GAGGTAGTTCTTCATCTCAGAGCCCTTTCGAGGATTGGATGCGGACGACCGAGATACGGTCGGTCGCCCCTGCGATCTGCCGGTTGAGGTCCGCGAGCGCCGCTGCCATCTCGGCGTCGCTGGCGTAGGTGACGCGCTTGCCGTCGTATTCGACGGTGCGGACGCCCTGATAGCGCGCGGCCATCAGGGCGTCCCGCCAGGCGGTGAGCTGGGGGAGATCGGTCACGTCACGCCCCGGCGTTCATGAACCAGCCGCGATGGTCGATGAAGCCCGCCCCGAAATCGAGGATCACCCTGATCTCCACGCCGTCCACGTCCCAGCCAGAGCGGCTCTCGACCTGCGGGCCTTCCGCGCCCGAGAGATAAGCGAACTCCAGCCCGTCGATCTCGCCGGGCTCGGCGGTCACGTACCAGCGGGTCGCGCTCGACAGCCGCGGCTCGACCACCAGAGAGAGCGACCCCGAGAAGGGGTTCACATCGGCGGCCGTCGCTGGCGCGATGCTGGCCAGCCACTTCTCGGCCGTGGTCTCCAGCGCAGGCGGAACCAGCAGGTTGCGGGGCGTCACGCGGATGGTGCGGTCCTCGATGCCCTTCTGCGTGCGCAGCGCCAGCCGCGCCGCCGAGAGGGTCGCGTCGGAGATCGCAGCGCCCGTGCCCGCCTTGTTGCCGTGATCGGCGTGGAACAGCGTCTTGCCGTCCGACAAGGTGGGGCCGTTGCCGCTGCCCGCCTCGAGGAGGGTGACGAGGATGCGCGCCTCGGTCTCGGCTGCGGCCTGGCCCATGCGGCGGGCGAGGTCCGCGAAGGCGCCGAGGTCGTCGTTGACCAGCACCTGCCGGGTGACGCCGATCTTCCGCGCCCAGGTCTCGACCTTGTAGGCCTCGCGCGCTTCGGCCATGGTCCCGGCCTTGATCTCGCCGTGCTCGTTGAGCTTCTCCAAGAGCGGCGCCTCGCCGAGCATGATCTTGTTCACCGAGCGGAAATCGCGCGCCGTGGTCTGGCGGCCGAGGCGTCGGATGCCCGAGGGCGCGGCCTGATAGGCGTCACGCAGCACCCTGCCCACCGTGTCTCCGAGGATGATCGGGAAATCGGAGGTCGTGTGCAGCGCTCGGGTCACAAGGCTCGCGGGCGACAGCGCCATGGTGGACTCGCCGCGCAGGGTCAGCAGTTCCTTCGCCATGTCCACGGGCGTGGAATAGGCATAGCGGCGGGCGGGCTCGGAGAGCTCATGCCGTGGGTTGATCCGCGCGTAGAGCGCTTCGCCCATCTGCCGGGCGCGCAGCGCCGGATCGTCATGGCTCTCGCCCATATCGACGCGGACCTGCTCGGTGCGGATGGCCGGTGCGCTGCGGCTCGCCAGCGCCTCGAAGGCGGCGCGGCGGGCGGTGTCGGGATCGGCTCCTCCGTCGATCTGGCCGTCGATCCAGGACTGGTCCAGCCCGGCGATGCGGGCGATGGAGCGGATCTCGGCGTTCGCCTCGGCGCGGGTCTGACTAGAGTTTCCGGCGGCAACGCTAGTTGCGATGCGGCCACCTGCGTTGTCGGTGTCAACGCAGCTGTTTCGGGTCTGCGCCGCGGCGGAAGTGGTGGTCGTGTCGGTCATCTCTGTCTCCATGCGAATGTGGGCGCCGGGATCGGCGGGCGTCGGCACCAGGGAAATCTCGTGGGGCGTCCAGCGCACCGCAGTCAGCACGCGCGCGCCGTTCTCGGTGGTCTCGGCCCAGTCCTCGACCGAGTAGCCGACCGAGACGTGGCGCAGGATACCCGCCAGCACGTCTTGCCAGACCGGCTCCACCTCTGGCCGTGCCGAGAACTGGATGAGCGCCGTGCCGCGCTTGCCGTCGACGGCGGCGCTGCGGACGGAGCCGAGTACGTCGCGCACAGCGGTCTGGCGATGCGCGTCGAGGACGCTTGCGCCTTCCAGCCGCGACAAGTCCACCGCCTCGGGCGCGAGGCTGAGCCGCTCGATGTATTGCCCGGCCATGTCGCGGCGGCGCACCGGCGCGCCGGTGGACCAGACAACTTCAACGTTGCGTTCTTCAACGTTGACTGTCTGCGGCTTCAAACTGGCACGCCGGGTCAGAAGGGAAACGTTGTCGCTCCCGACGTTTGAGTGCGTCCATGCCGAGGTTGTTTCGGTGTCAGCCATCTGCGGCCTCCTTCTGCTGCGGCGCCGCCTGGCCGAAGCCGAGCCCCAGCCCCTCGGCGCGCTCGCGGTCGGCCGCGATCTCGGCATCGACCTGTTCGGCGTCGTAGCCGCGCTCGGAGATCGCCTGCGACCGGCTCTTCAGCCCCGCGCCGATCGCCATGATCTCGGCCTGCACGTCCTTCATCGGATCGACGTAGTCGAACTTCGGCGGCAGCCATTCGCAGGCGAGGTAGGCGTCCGGGTTCCTGTCGAAGTCCCGCGCGGGCAGATCGCCGGTCAGCACCGCTAGGCGAACGAACCGCTCCCAGACCGGGCGGCAAAACAGGTGCACCACCACGTTGTGCTGAAGCTGCTCGACCCGGCGACGGAACTCGATCAGCCCCGCGCGGATCGAGGAATAGGTGACGCCCTCCAGATCGCCCGAGACCAGCTCGTAGGGCAGGCCCAGCCCGGCCGCGACGGCGCGCAGGTGGTTCTTCACGAAGGGCGCGTAGGCGTCGTGCTCGGTGGGATTGGAAAACCGGATGTCGGTGCCGGGCGGGAGCGGGATCAGGCTTCCAGGCTCCATGCCAACGGTCAGCGCGCCGCCGGTGTTGATGCCGCTCAGCCCACCCGCCGCGCCGTCAGGATCGGTGATGAAGCCGGTGAACAGCGCCGCGACCTTGGCCTTCACCAGCGCGGCGTCCTCGAACTGGTCGAGCTCGTGCAGCCGCAGCAGCACCGGCGCGAGCCAGGTGATCCCGCGCAGCTGGCCCGCCGCGAGCGGCTTGAACAGGTGCAGACAATCGGCGGCGGGGACGCGGAGCGGGTCCATGCGGAGAGACCCCAGCGGATCGCCCGGGCGGGAGGACAAGACCCGGTAGGCGACCCGACGACCGGCGGCATCGAACTCGATGCCCGCGCGGATCCGCGCCCCGCCGCCGATCTCGCGGTGCAGGTCCATAGGAACCTGCTCGCGATCCAGAAGCTCAAGGTGGAGGGGGATGCCGACGACGTCGCTGGCGACGCGCAGCCGAGCGAAGCTTTCGCCGCTCTCGACCATCGCGCGCACCGCCATGGCCTGCAGCCCGTAGAAATCGGCCAGCCCGTCCGGGGCGGCATGGTCGGTCCAGCGCAGCCAGAGCGCCTGCAGCCGTTCGCGCACCGCCCGGTCGGGATGGGTGGATTGCGGCTTGATCCCGGCGCCGACGACATTGCCGACCAGGCTGTCCACCGCCGCCGCAACCCACGGGTTGTTGCGCGCATACCACCCGGCCCGCCGCGCCGCCGTGGTCGCGCCCGCGAGGATCGCGGCGTTCAGCCCGTCGACCGTCCGCGCCCCTTCCCAACGCCGCCCGCCAGCCGCAGCGTCGAAGCCGCGAGCCCGCGCGAGGCCGAGAAGGCGATGGAGGAAGGTCCGCATGGGCGACAGAATCGCCCGAAACGAACCCTCAAGCTATTGGGAATGTTTGGGAACGAAATGAGGTGCGTCGCGATAGATTGGCAAGGCAGGCGGCCTTACTCAGGCCTTGTTGCGGCCGAAGGCGCTCCCCTTATCTCGTCTGTTCGATCAATTGGCCTGTGCCCACCAAGGATCTGCGATCCGGGAACGTCTCGCCGTAGTTTTGCAATTGCGGTGCCGAACATACGACAGTCAACCAACTCCCCTTTTGGCTCCGCTTAAGCCGGGTCAATCCAGCGTATACCAACGCCAAGCTCTCAGCATGCGCAGCTTCAGTAACGTAGACAACGAGTAAGCGAGATTCCCATCCTTTGAAGCTGTGTAAGGTCGTTGCTTTAAGCCTAGCGTCGCCCATGTAGAAGCCCATTTTCCGGCGACGATGATCTTCTCCGAAGGTGTCGACTGCATGAATGCGGTATTCCGATAGACGCTCCACGACTGCGGCGCCAGACTTCATATCGCCGGCTAGCATGGTGATATCCGCGTTGGCCAAGCCATTCTTTCCGGTCTTGCGCATCAAGGACAGTATCTCGTCAGAGCAAGTTTTCTCCGCATTCTCTGAATCGCACTGCACCCAGCGAAGGTGGCACGGATAGAGGTCAAGTGATCCTTGCTCCGGCTCCGGGAGATCAATGGCTTCTTTTGGAAGAAAGGCCTCAGCGAACTTTCGTGCAAGGTTCAAGGCGTCCGGCGGTAGCCTGTAGCTGACATTCATTTGGGCCCAGCGCCCACCAGGGAATCCAGCGCCCCTCATGACATCATCGGTCCACGCCTTTGCGGTGCCGTACACGTCTTGGGTCGCGTCAGCGACCAGCAGCATTTCACCATCCGCCTTGCATGCCTGACGTAGCACGTTCCACCAGAGCGGGCGATAGTCCTGCCCCTCGTCAACCAAGACTGCGTCATACCTGCTCGCGCCGGGCTGATTGACCGCTTCTTCCGCCAAACGCGGAAGCGCGACGTTCAGAACATCTTCTTTACGTCCATCCGAGTGAACCGACTTCCAGAGGTCGTCATAACGATGCTCCCATCCAACCTCGTAGCAGACATGTTTGCACCAGAGGTGGAAGTGCGTGAACTGGATGTTCCTGAGGCAGTGAGGAGCCTCCAGATCACGAACGATGAGGTCGCGTAGGTAGTGCCAAAGAGTAATGTTGAAGGTGGCAACGAGAACGGACTTCCCCTCGTTTGCTAATCTCGCAGCGCGGGCGGCAAGCACCAATGACTTTCCAGACCCAGCCGGCCCTTTGACCCTGCGGTAGCCCGTCTCGGTGCGAGTTTCGGCCAGAGAGCGTTGGTTGCGGTCCAGAACCAAGGGTTTCCTCTGTGTCGAGGCAAAATCTGGCTCGACCAACCAACCGCGCAAGTCTTGCGCGCGATCTTCCGACATCACTCTGGAACCCGTTCGCGATGCCTCTGGGAAGATCGCTTCCACATCGCTCGAGGACAGTTCCTCGATCCCGCTCACCGGTTGGTACCTCGCGTAGCTGTCACCGGACGTCGACTTGAGGAATTGCTCGAAGAGCTTCTTCACCTCGTTCGTTCGAGCGAAAGGGAAGATGACGCCGGCCGTGATCGCGGCCCAGCCATTTCCCTTCTGAAGCCTCGGGCAATAAAGGTCGAATATTTCCTTCTTGTAGAGATTCACCTTGGTGAGAGGGTTGTCTTTCTGGATGCAGAATTCCTTGCCATCGCGCTCGGCCCATAGCGAGTGACCCCACTGATCTTTCTTAGTGAAATACCGCATGGCACCAAGATCCCAATCCTTTACTTCGAACACGCCGATGCCGCCATTTGGATTCATGAGGACGAAATCTGGTCTTAGGCCGTTCAAATGCGGTTGAACGTAAATTTCCCAGCCGCTCGGCAGATGTTCGTTAAAGAGGTCCAAGACCATCTTCTCTCCCGCAGTCAGCTTTTGCCGAAGGAGCGTGTGCTCTGTGAGAGGTGGGTAAATTACTCGATGCGTCATTAAAATATCCATCCTCGACTTACGTGCTTTTGGAAAACTTGAGAGTGTTTTGCAGCTGCTTGCTTATGGGGTCATCGATTTCGACGATACCGGACTTTTGAAGTAACTTTAGGGCGCTGCCCTCCTGGAAGCCGTACGCATTGTCCTGCTCAAGTGCCTTTTCAACGGCATCCAAAATCGCTTCAGTGTTCCTCGGGGAAGATGCCGCATAGGCGGCCAAACGGCGTGATATTTCATCTGCAATCAGCGCAGAGGGACTCTTGCCCGATAGCCTGGACAAAAGGTCGAGCATCACGGCGACCTTCTCGCCGGGTCGCACGTTCACCATGGCGTAACTCTCGGCGCGGGCGTCAGCGTGCGCCTCTCCGATCTCATGAATCAGTTTGGACAGTATGCCATTAGTCATTGCGCCAGACCTTTCAACTTGTCTCGCAGGCCGAGGTAGGTGGGACTGCGGTAGTCTTCTTCCGTATACTGATAACCCGAAGGCATACTCACATCGGGTGGTTGACCATGAGCATTGCTGTACTCCAACATGCTGTGAAGCATGTGTCGAAAGTCGGGCCCCAGTGCGTCATAGACCCACGGCTGAGACAGTTCGTCGTACGACGCGGACAAGTCTGCCACATGAGCCAACAGAACCCGCGCATCATCCTCTTCGATGCTCATAAGTTCATCGCGCACGATGTCATGAAGGATTTCATTGATCAGCGCGGACCTCGTCACTCCGTGGAGCTTGGCCAGTGCGTCGAGAAGGCACACATCATCCTGCTTTACGCGGATGTTGAACTTTCGGTCATGCTTTGTGTGCCTGACGTCCTCTTCTGTATTCTCAGGAAGCTTGTCCTGAATAACGCGGACGGTGAATTCACCGCGCTTCGTCGTGAAGGATCGAGTATGCTCTTCAGCCACGGCAGTACCTCTTGGCATTGTGACGGAACCTCTTGGTATTGCGGAAAACTGTGATCTGGGTTGCTCCATCATCGCCGATAGCCAGGGTCGCTCCACCAGTCCGGCGCAAACGTTCGAGGACTTTCAGCCTCATCCGCTTGCGATCGATTTCTTCGCTGATCATGCCTCATTCCCCCTCTGTTCACGCTGCTTCTCGGCTTTGCGTTCAAGCTCCGCGATTTCTTTCCGCAAGGCACGTTCCTCCCGGGCGCATGCGTCTCCGGACAAGACAAGGCGGTCCGCACGAGCGTTCCACTCTCCGAGCTCAAGGATCATGCTGATCTCTTCCTCGGAGATGCGACGCTGGCACATCCGATGTTCCATGTGTTCTGTGCGCATATCTAAGTCCCTAGCCACTTCATGACGCCATATATGAGCCAAAATATGGCTACGTCAATAGGTAGGATTATGGCTAGCCCATTTTTCCCATCCAGCTCGCGATGAGCAGTCGGCGCAAGCTATGTTCCCATCCAAGAAGATCGGATCACCGCAGCACCTTCGGCGCTTTGCAGCGTCGGCGCAGCCGCCACCCCCTCCACCTCCTCGTTCAGCCTAAGCCCCATGCTGATGAGTCCGTGCAGGGCGGCGTGGGCGTAGACGAAGGTGTCCAGCGCCTCGTTGCGTTCGCCGTCGCGCTTCGGCTGCCAGGAGCGGATGGGACGACCGCGCTCGAAGCGGGTGACGACGCGCTCGGCGGTCAGCTGGCGGAAATAGTCCGCGTCGAGGCGGCGCGGGAAGTGGATCGCGCCGGGGCCGGGCTCGGTCAGCCGCAGGCGGGCGTAGACCGCGTCCTTCACCGCGTCCACGCCGACGATGAACAGCGGGATCTTGCCCTTGTTGGTCCGCGTCGGTCGGCGCGGCCAGACGGGGATACCTGGCCCGCCGCGGCCCTTGATCGCCCAGATGCGGCGGGCGAGGCGGGTGCGGCAGAATTCGTAGGCCATCTTGGTGTGGTGGCCGCCGGTGTCGATGGCGGCGGCGCGTACCGGCAGGTCGTGCCCTGCGGGATGCGGGAAGGTCGCCTGCAGCACCATGTCGAGATCGGCCCAGAGCCGCGGCCCGGACGGGTCGCCCCAGAGCACGCGGTAGTCGACGACCCACGCCTCCTCGTCGCGGCCCCAGCCGAGGATCTGCACCTCGATCCGGTCGCCCTGCACGTCCACGCCCGCGGTCAGCACGGCGACGGAGGCGGGCAGCGCGTCGCCCCAGTCCTCGCGGCGCGCCATGAGCGGGTCGGCCGGGACGGTGTCGCCCGCCTGGTCCTCCCAGGACTCGCCCAGCTTGGTGTTCACCCAGACCTGCAGGCGGGGCGGGTCCTTGCGGACGCGGCCGTGCTCCGCGGCGATCTCGGCCCACGTCTCCCATGGGGAATAGAGCGCGGAGAGGTGGAAGCCCGCAGTGCGGCCGTCGCCCTCGGCGGTCGCGCGCCATTCCCCCGCGGCCAGCAGGCGGGGCTTCTCATGCTCGTGGTGGATGCCGCCGCAGGCCTCGCAGACCAGATGCGCCTCGTCGCGCCGCCCCTCGGGCCAGCGGATGCGCGCCCAGGTGATCGGGGCCATGTCGCCGCAATGCAGGCACGGGACGTGGTAGAAGCGCTGGTCGCTGTGCTCGAAGGCTGCCTCGATGCGCGAGTGGCCCTTCAGCGTGGGCGTCGAGACCATGTAGATCTTGCGCCGGCCCCGGAAGGTTGCCGTGCGCTGGATCGCCAGATCGACCGGATCGCCCTCGCCATCGGCGTCGCCGGGATAGCCGTCCACCTCGTCGAGGAACAGGTAGCGCACGGGCGTGGAGCGGAGGCCGACGGCGCTGTTCGCGCCGGTCATCACCAACTGGCCGCCGGGGAAGGACTTGCGGAACAGGCTGTTCCCGGCGTCGCGGGAGCGGGGCGCGGCGACGAGCTCGCGAAGCGCGGGCGTCGCCTCGATCAGCGGGTCGATGCGCACGGTGGTGTTCCGGCGCACCATGTCGAGCGAGGGCATCACGAGCATGGCGATGCCGGGCGCGTTCTGGATGATGTAGCCCAGCCAGTTCAGCCCGGCCTCGGAACCGCCGGTCTGCGCGCCCTTCATCAGCACGACGCGCTCGTAGGGGCTCGCCGTCGAGAGCGCGTCCATCACGGCGCGCAGATAGGGCGTGCGGTCGGTGCGCCAGCGGCCGGGCTCGGCCGAGGTCGGCGGCAGGATGCGGTGCCGGTCGGCCCAGTCCGAGACCGGGATGGGCGGTTCGGGGCGGATGCCGCGCCGCCAGGCGAGGTCGATGTCAGGCACCATCGCCAAAACTCCCGAGCGGCAGGTCGGCCAGGTGTTCGAGATGCTCGCGCATCATCCGGTCGAGCGCGGCGAAGGTGGCGCGGGGATCGGCGCCGAGCTCGGCCGCCAGCAGGGGCGCGGTGCGCTGGACCCACGCCATGTGCGCGTCGCGTTCGGCACGGGCGCGCGCGAACACCGTGCGCGTGGCGGCGGCGGTCTCGACCAGCTGGCCCTGTTCGCGCTCGAACGCCAGCTTGGCGCGCTGGACCTTCACGATCTCATGCAGCCGCTTGGCCTCGGCCAGCGTGGTCGTGGCGCGGGTTGGGACGGCACCGCCCTTGTTGCGGCGGGCCGGGTCGAGGTTGTTCTCGATCCAGGCGAGCCCCGCCGCCACGTCGATCCGCCCGTCCGCGCGCACCGGCAGCCCCTCGGCCACCAGCTGCGAGATGCGGCCCTTGGTCAGCCCGACGCGGGTAGCGAAGGCGGTCTTGGTCTCATGACTGTCGAGTTTAGTCATTTCCGCCCCCTGACGCTGGCGGGCCAATGCGCTGCGCGTCCCCACATACGAATGTGCGCAGGAGGAACCGCCCGCTGCTCCCAACGGTTCTGATGTATCGACGGACCGTCCCGGGCCCTGCCGCCCGTTCCCGATCCGTCTGGTTAGGGTGGTTGGGTTGGGTGAGGTGATCTCGGCCCATCCCCGTAAGTGTCACGTCACACGCGTCATGCTTGGTGTCACGTCGGCACGATGGCTGTGCCACGTCACCGACAGTTTCGGTGACAAACAATGAATGCGACGGGGAGCACCTAACCCAACCCACCCAACCTAACCGGACAATCCGGGAATGGTCGTCACGCATTGGCGGCCCACCGGAACGGATCAGAACCGTCGGGGATCGGGGCGGTGTCGCCGGTCACGATGTCCAACTGCCAGCGCGCCCGATTGCCGGTGGAGCCCGCCGCGATGATGCGGAGGCCCGCGACGATGCGGTTCTGATGCTGCGACAACCACTTGCCGAGGCGTGTTCCATTGATCGCCCCGCCTTCGCCTGCGACGCGTAGCAGGGCCTCGCGGAACTCGGGGTTCACGAACTCGGGCTTTCCGAACAACTGAGCGTGCTGGGCTGCGGCCCGCTCGATGATCTCGCGCACGGTGACGCGGTCGGTCCCGATGACCGATCGCCATTCCTCCAGCGCCGCCGTCAACGCCTCCAGCTTCGGATCGCCGCTGCGCATGCCCTCCATGGTCTCGCATGGGTCGGCCTCGCCAAGCCAGATCAGGGCATCGCGCACCCAGCCTGACCAGATGCTGAAGGAGCCGAGCGGCACGGTTTGCGACGGGCGGCCCGCGACGTGGAAGGCGCGCAGGATGGTCAGACCCGCCGCGACATAGTCCCCGCGCTGCGCAGTAACCACGGCCAGAGGGTCGCGGTCGAAGGCGCGCAGTTCCGGCCGTTCCACTCCGGCATCCAGCGTGGAACGGATGGCGCGGCGGGTCATGTCGCCTGCCAAAGTGAGGTTGTTGCCGGTGGCGAACAGGGTGGCGTTGCTGGGAACTTCGGCGTTCATGGATTTGCCGAGGATCCGGACCTTCAGACTGGTCTGGGTCATCGCCTGGCAGAGCAGTTCGCCGCCCAGCGGTTCCTCGCAGTTGTCGATGGCGATCAGCACGTCGCCTGCGATCAGCGCAGAGCCGAGCCGCTTTTCCATCTCCTCCTCGGATTTGCCCTGTGCGATCACCGGGGCGGGGCGCGAAGTCGCAATGATGCTGGCCACGTCGACCAGCATGGATTTGCCGGTCCCGGCTGTCGGCGCGTTGAAGCCATGCAGCGGCGCGGTCGGTAGCGACCGGCGGATCAGCGTGGTCAGGATTGCCGACAGCGCCACAGAGCGGTCTGCAGGCGTCACGAAGGGGAAACTCGCAATCAGGTCGCGCAGGAAGCGCAGCGCGCGCAGGGCAGTGTCACGGTCGGGATCGCGCGGCAGCGCGGGGAAGCGCACGTCCTGCGGGTCGAACAGCAGGCCGGTCTGCGGATCATAGCCGGGCAGATCGAGGATCGAGCCATCCTCGCGCAGGGTGGGTGCATTGATGATCCCGGTCAGCACCGGCAGGCGCCACTGGCCTTCGCGCGCCAGATAGGTTTCCGCCAGCCGCTGCGAGCAGTCGGTGCTGATCCAGTCCCCGGCGCGCATGTCGAATCGCTCCCAATGGGCGGCCTTGGTGAAGGCTTCAGCCATGTGGTGCGCCTTGACGTGCACGAGGCGTGGGGCGTCGATCTGGCGGCCACCCGAGATCGCTACCGGGACCATGGCCGGGCGCACGACGATGCTGCCGCGCTGGTAGAAGCCGAGCCGCGCGGCGAGCAGGGCAGCCTCAGCCTTGTCGATGGTTTCGGGCATCTGGCCTGCGCGAATGCGGATCAGCGGACGGCTGCCCTGCGGCGCGTCGTCGCCTGCTTCCTGGCTGGTGTGGGTGGTGCGCACCCGGCGCGGCTGTTCCGCCCGCCAACCGTTCTGCCGCGCGAGCCAGAACAGGGTGCCTACGGTGACACTGCGCACGCTGGCGAAGCTGT